TCTTCCTCTCATGTCTTGGCGAGCAGATTGACAAGCGAGTGTCAGGCAAGAGTCAAGGTCTGTTAGCAGAGTATGATGAACGATCTCATGCGTGGCTGAAGGATTTTCAAGCTAAGGTAAGGATGAAGGGTCAACTCAAGAGTAAGCTCGAGGCTCTTGCTTTGGAAGTCCCGAAGGCGGGTCAGACCATCAATGTCTTGCCTGAGTGGGTGATTGCGACTTTTGGTGTTTGGTGTCGCTACATTATCGCTTTGATCAAGCGATTGAAGACAAATGACCACGTGGAGATATATCACGGTTTCACTCTGGAGAAATTCGATCAGACAGTTCGAGACAAGTGGCAGACTGATCCCCGTTTGCCGCCGTCAGCTTACGAGAAGTGCACTATAAATGATTTCTCGAAGTTTGGAGCGACCCAAGGAGGTGATAGCTTGAAGATGGATTGTTTGTGGTTCTGTTGGGCTGATTGCCCTGATGACCTCATCTCGCTGTACATCAAACTGAAGACGCAGTTGGTAGCTGCGGGCGGTGTTAAGAGCATATGTCGTGACGATGGAGAGCCCGGAACGTTTTTGTTCAACTCTCTCTATGATTTGGGTGTGTTGGTTTTGCGCTTTGGTTTGGCTGCTCTGTGGTTCGGCTTTTGGTTTATCGGAGGTGATGATATGGCGTGTGATCATTTGGTTGAGGATCATGCCTTGTGGACCAAACGTTGGGGTAAAGTTATCAAGACCATAAGTAAACTATCCACCCCGCGGGTCGCTGATTTCGTCGGTTGGCTGATGCTGACTGGTTTTGGCGTTTGTCGCGATCCCTTAATCTTGTACCTGAAGACGAGGGCCAAGATTGCTCATGGCCAAGATCGTTCAAATTTTATGGGCGCATTCATGACTGAGTGTCAATACACTTATGATGCGATCAATCGGGGGGCGGAGTTGGATGATTTGACGCTTCTAGTCTTATCCAAGTTCCTGGATTGGTGCCACAAATTCAGTCCTGTATTGGCGGCCATCTTCTTCTCCCGCAGGGATGGTGGTCAGAGTGTTTCAGAAATGTTGAGAGGAAAAATCGAGTATTGGGGTTCTAAGTCTTTCAAGGGGCGCAAAGCACTCCTGCGTGTTGCCCATAAAGCCTTGGCTCGGGAGGAGCGAGGTTTCAGTATGGCCCCTCTTACGTCGTTGCAGAAATTCGTTGCTGAAGAAGAATGTCCTCAATTCCCACCTCAAAGGATGTTACTACTGGTGGCTCCACAACGCGAGATTCGAGTTCGCGCCCTGCTGATATTGATGTCACTAACCAGTTTCTGGCTTCTGTCAAATTTCTCGGCACTGGATGGAATCAGAACGTTAGACGAGTTGTTGTCTCTCTGGGCAGCTGCGCTGATAACGCTAAGGCTTACCAGACTGGTTCTACTGCATCGTGGAATTTTGGTACGGGGTTCACCTCCAGTGCCAGGGTTGCGGCTTTCATGGCTGCTTCTCCAAGATGCGTTATTCTGGAAGCTAG